ACTTTGGGATCTGGATACTGAGTTTCACCCAATCGTCCGATCTTTCGTGAGAGCTTGAGGTTGATGAGGCCGTAAGGTTCGCCTTTGCCTTCATAACCATCCCAGAAGAAGTCGTGCAGATCTCCAATATCGTGACACACGACTGAATTGTTGGACATGGCTCTCCATGACGGGATATTGCCCAAGTCCCATCGCTTAGCAAGTAGATATTCCACATCGTCAGCATCTCCAATAGCAATCTGAGCACTACGACGTACGTTACCTGCCACGACAACAGCACCGATAATGTTCATGATGTCCAAGCAGTCAACAGGACGAAGCTGCTTACCCGCACGTTTCTCCAAGACCTTACTGATCTGCTCAATACCCCATACCAAGTCCTCTGGGCCTGAAGCAGTACCGCCAAAGCCTTTGATCGGGGCACCTTTAGAACGAATCAGTTGTGTCGAGTAGCTGAAAGTCTGTTTACCTGAGTTGTGAGCCAAGAAAGCAGCTTTGAGCGTCTTACCAAGAAGAGCAACCCAACCTTCACGACTGTCAGGAACAATAAAATCAGCCCCGCTATCGCTAGAACGAACAGGACACTTGAAATCAAGATTAACTGGAGGAAGTTTATTAACATTTTCTTTCTGAATGTTGTAGCCAACGCCTGAGCCAAGCATCAACATATCCATAGCCCAAGTGAAAGGCTCCACAGGCTTATCCACCGTACGGAAAGCACAGTTCTGAAGACTAGAAAGGCCTAGTTTGTCCACGGTATCTGTACCAAGCTGCCACCAGAAACGACCTGCTACAGAGCCTTTAAGACCCAAGAGGTAGTTACGCAGGCGTTGTTCTTCGTCCTTAGTAAATCCACACTTGAGCTGCTCATCACAGGCCTTGATAACACGTTCAACGGTATCAGGAAACTCTTCTGTAGGACTGTTGATGTCGTTCTCGTTCAAGCGACGAGCATAGGTACGTTTATATGTCAAGTAACCTACTGAAGACCAAGGTGTTAAAGTTGTCATTTTTTCTTTCATTGTTGTTAATTTTGAAGGGCAGGTATTTTAGTACGCTTCGATCATTTTGTCAAGATACCAACGAGCCTTTTTGAGATCTTCTACACCATTTTTGTCCATGAAGCGCATTAAGTACTGCATAAGTTGTACATAATCTGATTCAAAAAGAGAAGCTTCTTTGTAATGAGGTGTCATTCCTTTACTTTCGTCTTGGACTTTCTTCAATAGACGTTCAATTACATCACGTACTTCAATACCTTTGTTTTCAAAGAGCATGTAGTGCTTTGGTTTACTAATCACATTGTACAAGTCTGAAGCTGTCGTACCGTTAAATCGCTGTTCATCAGGGATATTCAAAGAAGCCATATATTCCTCAATCTGTTTTACTGTTGGTTTGTCCATACTTTCTTTCCAAATATTCGATTGATAAAAAAAGTTCATCAAAGTGCCCGTCATCTACTTCGTTCATGATGAGAAGACCACGCCAATGACGATTGCTTAGCTGATCCATGTAATCTTCATCATGGAGGTAATAGCTACCAGCCACAATAGCACAGATAGGTTTACCGTCAGCACGTTTACCATAAGCGACTTGCTTACCTTGCTGATGGCCAGCCACGCATGACATATGTAACTTGCTAATAATGGCGGCAGGAGAAGCAGCGGGGCGTCCCATAGCACCAACAGGCCAATAGTGACTGAAACCAACACCATTGATAAAAACAGGATGTAAGAATTCATGTACTTCCCAATCTTTCAAGTCAAGGTCATCATAGGTCAATAGTCCCTCAAGCATAGGATTGTTGTTAACAGCCCTAGTGAGTCGATTCTCATGGTTTCCCTTCAAAAAGACCATACGAGGCTTATAAGGCTTATGCTTGGACTTCTTCTGAGTATCCTGAAGCTCTTTGAGAGGCTTTAAGAGCACTTCCATGCCCTTATTACCAGCCTCTACATCAGCTAGGTAGCGTTTACCTTCAAAGTACTTGCTACCAGCCTTGTCGTGACTACTGAGACTAGGAAAGTCCCAGTGATCTCCTAAGTGAACCACCACATCAGGGCGGTATTCACAGATAGCTTTACCAGCCCAAGTCAGATGGTCTTGTGGAGCATCGGGTTTGCACTGAGTATCTGGGATACATAGGATTCTCATTTGAACACGCTCTTTTCTGGGTTATCTCCCCAACTACCAGACAAGTAAAGCTCAGGAAAGGCTAAGAGGATCTGTTGGAGACGCTCATCATTCAAGCAGCGACCATAGCCGGGGAAAGGCTTGCCTTCGTGGTCAGTGTCATTTAAGGGGAAGTTAACTGAGTAGTAAACCTGCTCTTTGATGTTGTAACCATAATGGGCTTCCATAGCATCTAGAACACGGTCCAAGACTTCCATCCAAGTGCCTTCATGAGGCTCAACAAGGACTGTATGAATAGGCTTTACTGTCTCGTTGTGTTCATTGATCCACTCAGGTGTGTACATCTCAAAAGCCCAATAATCATCCTCGTAAAGTGTAAGGTCTTCTTCTACAAATGCGGTAGGCTTAGTCAGCAGTGAGTTAATTTTCTCAGCGCAGCGCTCAATCTGTTCATTGAAGAACATTTTAGTTTTCTCAAACATGGTTGGTTCCTTTTCAGTTGGTTTATTTACAATCAATTTAAAGTAATCCTCAAGTGTCATAGAACTCTCCGTCCATTGGGTGATATACAACATAAGCAGTCTCAAAGATTCCGTTACCGTAGTCCTTAACAACTGGTGCTGTCTCTATCATTCTACACCCTAATCGAGGATGGTCAATTACGTACACTTTGTACCCCTTAGTCCAATCAGGGATGAACATAGGAGGTTTATAGTGAACTATCAGCTTTGCCATCGTTGAAAGCCTCCATGACGTTAGGGAAGTGTTCTTCTAAGATCTTAGCACACTGAATGGCTACATCACGGTGTTCTTTCTGAGTCGAAGCATCGGTACGAATAGCGACATAATGCAACCAAGAACGTAGAGTGCCTTGCATATACATCTTGGAGACAGTCAAGCCTTCAGGAAGGAATACACGAGCACACTCTTTAGCGATACCTTTATCCAAGGCTGCTGAGTACAGGAACTTAGCTTCATTAACAAGACGACGCTGAGCACCTTCAAACCAGTTCTGTAAGCTGATGTCATCAGTGTACAAGCTGTTCTGACGGTTCTTTTCGTCCTGCATACGAGCTTGAGAGTCCTGAATGAACCCTTCAGAGACTGCATATCGCTGTGAAAATTCTTGGAAGCTAAAGCTACGGTGACGTAAGATCTGACGAGCTATATCACGAGTAGTTTCAATCTCCATGCACACATTGACCATCTCATACGGGCTCCAATGCTTGTTCTTAATGAGATACTTAAGGAGCTTTGGTGCAGAATCTACATTGTCCTGATTCGCAGGATTGCTCACCCGTGCCATCTTTGCAACTAGCTTCTCTGCCTCCGGTGTTACCCACACTAGACTTACTCGACACCGCTTCGCTTGTTGGCTCATATTGTTTCCCTTCTTCGATTGCTTTCTTTAACACTTCAATCAAACCTAGATTAACTAAGGCTTGAACCTCTAGAGGAGATAGACTCAGATCAAATTCTGCGCTACCATCCTCATTTTCCTTCTGTAATGTAACTTCCATCTGAAATCCTGTTACGTCGTTCTTTGATCCAATGCTCAGGAATCTCTTTATCAGCAAAAAGAAAGCCGTTCTTCTCACACCAAGCAGCGTATGTGGTACGTGAACCTTTGTTGAGCTTCTGTTTACTGTTAGAGAAGATAAACCTGATGTCTAAGTGAGGTTGTTGTCGCTTAATGAGAAGATGTTTCTTCCTATCAGCTACCAAGAATCTACCTTTAGACTCGATGATGATTCCATTCTCAAGCTCAAAATCCGCTGTGTACTGGTGCTCACTAGCAGGTTGAATGTACTTGATCTTAGTTTCTTCATAAGTGAAGTTAACGCCTCGTGCTCTAAGAGAATCAGCCAAGTCCTCTTCAAGACCTGAACGATAACCGTTCTTGAGAGCATGAGCTCGTTTCTTACTGATTACTTTTCGAGTTGCCATTACAACTTAGTTCTTTCATACTGATGTAACAACTGACCAAAGGCATCTACAAAGACTTCTTCATGCTGTGTATGCCCCATAGAGAACATAATAGCGTGAACAAGTTCATGGCAGAATGTTTGTTCAGTAAACACTTTGTTCATCCCTGCACGTAGGAAGATCGTTTGAGTATCACAAGCGCACTTACCATACTCACTCAAGTCTTCTACGTACTTGACGTTCCACTGACATCCAACGAGGTAGAAACTAGTGGGCACATTTGGTCTGGTGTTCTTCGGAGCCATAATAAATTTAAATTTTCATCGACACGAAGTTGATTACCATCGTAAGCTTTGAGACAAGCGTCATAGTATTCCCTTTCAGTTTTACAATCCTTTAAAAGCTTCTCAGCTTTCTTAGGCCCAATGCCTTTCAAGCCAATGATGTTGTCAATACGATCCCCTGTGAGCACCTGAGTGAATAAGTTACGAAGACCTTCTTCCTCAGTAACGTAGTATTCCTCATGCTTCACGAAGTTGTAATGCCAACCTGCAACTTGATCTAGGTCTTTGTCAATGGAGACAATCCATCCACCTGTCTTAGTAGCCTCAATAGCCACTGCATCATCAGCTTCTTCACCTTCTACCAACTCAGCACCTAAGCGTTGTAGATGGTTTCTGATAGCGTCATAATGCACTGGTCTCTTAGCATCCTTACGATTTCCCTTGTAAGGCTCAGTGACTGCTATGTCGTTGCGAAAGTTACCTTTACCAGTGATGTACGCTTTGTAGTCATCACACTGTAAATCACGATACACAATCTCATTGACTAAAGAAGTCACACGAGCCAAACAGATATTCTCTTCTACGTCCTCAGAGGCAAACCCAATTTTGTACACCAAAATGTCCGCATCAAGTATTGCCAACCGAGGTTTAGAAGGAAACTCTTTAGAGGGCGTCGTCATCAGCCGTGGAAGCCTCAGGCACGTAAGTCTTCACTTCAGTGACCATAACAGTCTTGATCGAAGGAGCATTACCGTGCTTAGCTGACATACGGTGTGTGTATGAGCCTACAATAGCCACACACTTAGAACCGTTACCGAGAGCTTCGATAGGCACTTCTTTGAGTGTATCGTCTGTAGGTTTGAACAAGTACTTGCTCTTAGCGACAATGAAGTTACCCATTGAATCCTTGTGCTTCACTTTGATACCCAAGCTAGTGAGCTTAGCTGCATCGTCATCGCTAATGTTACCGATAGTGCATTCATAACGGTCATTGTCTGTGTTGAATGCTTTGTTGAATTCAGCCATCCACTTTGACCAAAACAATTCACCAGAGATACGAACGGGTTTGAGATCTGACATTTTCTTTTCCTTTTAGGATTGGGCTTTCGCCTCGTTGATTAAAATGTACGTCTCTCCGTACTGTCACTGAGTGTCTAACCAAGAAGAACCCCATAGCAGTCAAGGCCGTTTGTCACTGAAGGTATGATAAGTTACTGCAAATAACTACCCTCATGTTTCGCTATGTCCTGTGCTTGCTCTTCGATGAACTCTAGAGCTGACTGAAGAATCAAGTATACATCAAGAAGATCAAGATCTGCTGAGTGATGTATCATAAAACTTTCATCGCTGATGTTCATCAAGATTTGATGTGTTACATCGTCTTTCTTATCAATCATTCTACTTGTATTCCTCAATGTAATTCGCTGCTTTCCGTAAGACATCAGGATTATCTTGAAAAAGTCCTAAAGCTCTGTTGCAATTATGACACAAAAGCCTCCGAACTTTTCCTGTATCGTGACAATGATCTACAACAAGGTTTTTCTTAGCGTTGGGGTTCATCTTAAAACCCTCAGTCTCGCAAAGATAGCACTTGTCATCTTGCTCTTCATACATCTGTTTTACATTGTTGTAGTCAGTATTGTAATTCCTTTTTAAATAACGGTTGTTCAGTCCGACATCCGCACATTCTTGCGAACAATACAGATGTGATGGAGCCTTTGGCTTGAACAGTTCCCCGCAGCATCTACAAGGCTTCTCTTTGAAGTAGCCTTGAGGATACTTAGATGGGTCTGCTGTCTGATCTACTTGCTTTTTATTACCGTTTCCAATTTGCATCTTAACTCCTTAAACCTCGACTGTACCATAAATGAATGGTAATGTCAAGTCTTAGTGAGTTTCCCGCCAGTTTGCCCCGATAGAGTATTCACCAGATAACGGACAACGGAGGCCATAGAAAAGACCTGCATCTCTGATAGCTTGTACAAAAGCTTGACCGACTGCTTCCGCTATTTCTGGTTTACACTCAATCTGTGCTTCATCGTGAACCCAAGCAACTAGCTTAACGTCCCACTTATTCTTACGAACGCTTTCATTAAACAACACAAGTGCTTTCTTCATGACGACTGCACCTGCCCCTTGAAGTAAGCTATTGAGTGCCGCATGTTCAGAACGAACCCAAATCTTACGACCATCAAGCCCCGGTACATAGCCCTTGCCCGCATAGACGGATACTTTATCACGTAGACGTTTGAGTGCGGGAGTCCCTTTAAGAAAGGCATCGATGAGCTTCTGTCCAGCCGCACTATTACCACCGACAATCGATCCAACCTTCGCTGGCCCTGCCCCATACATCCAAGAGTAGATAAATGTCTTCGCTTGGTCACGTGTTTGTAGCCCGGCTGCTTTCTGATTAATCGTGTGGATGTCCGTTCCATCTTTAGACGATCCCTCACAGACTGTTTTAACATAAGCTTCATCCTTCATGTAATGTGCAAGCATACGCAGCTCTAGGCCACTAGCGTCTGCACCAACTAAAACATTACCCTCTTCGACAGTCCAACACTGTCTGCACTCCGGTCCATACGGAGATCCTGAATTAGGAATCTGAGCCATATTCGGTTTCATATGGGTAGCTCTTCCGGTGACCGCACCATTAGTAATCACACGTCCATGTACACGCCCATCAGAGCCTACAACCTCTAACCAAGATTCAATCTGAGCAATACGCTTCTGAAGCATCATGTACTCAGCAATCATCTGAGCCTCAGGCCACTTAAGTCCTTGTAAAGTAGATTCATCAACGATCACTGACCCCTTCTCAGTTTTCTTAGTTGGCTTCCACCCAAGACCGATGAGCTTATCAGCTACCTGTTGTCTCGATGCTGGATTAAAGGTAATGATCTCACTCTTGAGCTTCTTACCTGTCTTCTCCGAGAACCTTTCCTGTTCATAAGGTGGCCATGTAGCCTGCATCTTGTCGTTAATAGCACTCATCTTCCCCTTCAATTCAGAGAGAAGACAAGTAGCGTGCACTACATCGAGTTTGAATCCGTTGGTTTCTTGTTTCTTGATGATAGCTGCTACACTATGTTCCAATACAAGAGAATCATTTGAGAAGCCTTTACTGACAACAAGATCAGAAAGGTGTAAAAACAAATCCGTAAGGACTGCAACATCACGTTTGCAATAAAAGCTAAGAAGTTCGTCAATCGGTAAATCAAAACACTCACCATCATATTCTTCCCTTCTTCCGTTAATCAAAGTATAACCAAGTCCTTTACATTTAGGACAGTCATGTTCCTCAATAAGAGGCTCAGTATTCCCTACATCTTTAATGTATTTTATACCTGTACCATTACATGAAGGACATTCAACACGGGTTTCCCCGTTCATCCATTGCCACGTTGCTTTGTAGTCCAATTTCTGAACTCCTAGCTCTTTTCCCCATGCGTCCAGAGAGTGCCCGTTCTCCTTCGTTGGCTCTAGTAGTCTTGACACTACGAGTGTGTCGTACGCTTGCTTCAATCCAATCTTCGTCTTCCATAGCTTGTTTAAGATCGGAAAGTCGAAGGATATTCCGTTGTGAGCTGCGATCAACGTAGCGTCCTTTAAGTAGTCCCAAAGTCCTGTTGGAGCTTTCCATACTTTCACTTCTCCTGTGTCAATGTCCTGCGTGACAGCGAGATGGATGACGTCATGCGCCATATTTGTCTCAATGTCAATAGCAATTCGTTTCACTTTAAACTCCAAACAATTAAACCAAACAAGTATATACCTGCTGCGGCTGCTTCTACGACAATTAAAGCCATATCTTTAGCCTTAATCCCCACGAGACACCAAAAAGCACCTCCTAAAGCCCCAAAGATAAGGTTCAATGGGTAGATATTAAAAGCTGTCAATACCATGCCAATGAGGTAGAAACCTGTACCTAACCATCGCGTAGTCATAAAGGTTCCAAAGTAACTTCAATCATACGTCCTGTTTGCTGGTCATACAAGAGACTTCCAGCAGGGCCAGTGGCTCCGTTATAACGGTTCTTCGCAACAGCGACTTTCGTTGTATTTCTGATAACAGGATCATCGCTCATGGAGTTACGTTCAAGAGTGATAACAGCGTCAGACAACTGAGCAATAGCACCAGAGCCACGTAACTGAGATAAACTAACAGCACTGCCATCTTCATGTCCTTTGTCAGTGTTAGGTCGTTTAAGGTGAGATACACAGATTAAGGTAATACCTGTTTCTTGTACCAATGTACGCAATCGTGTCATCAAGACATCAATAGACTTGCGCTCATCATTCCCATCCATACCAGAGACAACGAGAGAGATGTGATCCAAAAACACAACACGACAATCACAAGCACGGGCCATGTATCGAATGCGATTAAGCACGTTGTCAATAGCAAGGGAGCCGAAGTGATCAAACAAGTACACACGATTAGTACCCAGAGTAGCATCAAAGGCCTCCTTCAATTCTCGTTCTGTGACTTCTGTGTCCGGAAGATGAAGTTTTTTATTTGCGTGCAAGGACATAATTGATCTGGCAGTCTTTCGCACTGATTCTTCGAGGAACATCCCGCCAATATTCCATTTAGTTGTTTCGAGAATTCGATAGAGGATTTCTCGTAAGAACTGACTCTTTCCGAGGCCTGATCCAGCTGTGACTGTAATAAGTTCAGCAGCTCTGAGACCATATAAGAGTTCGTTAAGTCCTTTGAAGGGGTAGAAGGCTTCTGCAACTGGTTCAGGTGTAGATACGCTGTCCCAAAGGGAGCTTGCGGCGATGATGCCATCGGGAACATAACTTTCAGCTCGCCACCACTGATTAACGTATTCAGCTCCTCGTCCGTTAATGAGGTAATCACAGGCATCTTTGCATCCTTTCAAATGTTTAACAATCTTAACCTTATTACCGAACAACTCAGCAACTTCTTTAGCAGCCTTCTGTCCTACTTCATCAGCATCAAAGCAGATAACGATAGTCTCGAAGCTATCTAGATACTCATACTGAGCCTTGCAGTCTTTAACAGCCGCTGATGCTCCATTACGGATGCTCACAGTAGGCCACTTAGCTCCTGTCATTTGGAAAGATGCTAAGGCATCAAGCTCACCTTCAACGATGGTGATGTACTTACCCTCTTTTTGAAACAAGTTCTGTCCAAAGAGCGTAGCTTTGTTGAAGTTACCTGAAATAGAGAATGTCTTGTTCGCTACATTACGGATCTTCTCAGCTACCTTAGCCCCTGTTTCATCAAAGTAAGGATAGTAATGAATTCCTGAGTATACATCTTGAGTAACACCAAAGTATTCACACGTATCCCGTGAGATACCCCGATCTACGATGGCCTTAACTTCCCCTTGTGTTTTCATCTGAAATACCTTTGTTTTACTAACATTCTTTTGAACGCTAACATCATCAGTGTTACCGTGCGAATATGTGTTACATGAATGACAATACGAATGCCCATCGTCATAGAAGCTATTGGCATCGCTCGAGCCACAATGCTCACAAGGTCCATGACGAAGGAACTTAGAAGCTACTTTTAGATTCATTGTTAAGTCTTTCACAAATATCATTACCCATTTCAAAGACTTTCAAGCCTAAGAGTTTCCTACCAGCATTAGTCTTCACCATAGAAGCCTTCCTACGATGATAAGCAGCACGTTTAAGCTCATTCTGTCTGTTCATCGCCTCACGAGTATGCACTCTACGTTTAACAATCAAACGCTCAGGCTCCTCGTACTCAAAAGGCCAGCATTCTTTGATGTGTACAGATTTAATAGTCATCGCTTTCTAGCTCCTGTCTTGCACCACAGTCATCACATTGTCCATAGCTCCAATGAGCTTGACGATACATAGGGCCTCCACACATCTCACATACCCACTCTGATTCATCATCGTGTTCTTGCGTGTCTTCTTCATAGTTATTCATCTTAGGTTCCTCTTTCTTAGACGTTGTCACTGACCAATCAATCAAGTCCCAATTAGAATTAACTTTACTTACGTCTTCATTACGTCTTCCTGAGCCTTTACCTCCATCTCCGTGGTTCATGTCTTACTCCTTAAAGTCCGTAGGACGCCGCTCCGAAGGGGCATATATGCCGTGGGCGGCTTCGATGGCACGGGCAAAAGCAAACAAGCCAATGCCGTCTTCGTCTACATGGTGCATACAAGTCTCAATCTGCTCATCCGTCAGCGGCTTGAGTTGTTGTGGTGTGACGTAGAGAGTCCGTATGGCCCATGTCCATCATGGTGGTCTGGAACGCCGTCATACCAATCGGACGAATGCGGAGAACGAAACTGGTGGACAACCTTACAAGATGTTGCGTATGTTTTTTGCAAACCACAAAGACACATGGTTTTTAAGCCTCGTTTGCAATATTCACACGCCACAGGCTCACCCTGCTCTTGCTTGGCGAGTGCTTCTTCTAGGGCTTTGATGGCACTTTTTACATCGCTATGCCACGCGCACGTACCGCCCCAGACACCCATTGTTATTCCCAACGCCTCAAGCGCCATCTTCAATGCTTCATCGGTACTCCGTACCTGTGTTTGTGTTGTCATTTTCTACGCCCTCCACCACGTTTACGCCATCCCTTAGCAACTGTAAAGGAATCCTTGACTGTTGAGTTAATCATATCTTGACTGCCTCCCACTTAGATAAGTCAGCGATAATGTCAGATAAAACGCTCTCAGAGACCCCTTTGTAGGCTGTGTACCCTTGAGTGAGAGACTTCAATGATTCAAGCATCTGACAGGCCTCTAAAGCCTTCTGTGAGCACTTGTAAGCATAAGCCTCTGCTGGTTGAGACAAATCATATTCAATTGTTGCTTTCATACCTTGTTTTCCTTTAGTGTTGTCACTTACCGTAATACAATTACTTAAGTGACACTTTGATTAGTGTTAAGACAAATACAAACAAAGAGATCAGCATTGCGTCACCATGTTTTGTTACCCATAGCTGTCCTTAAGTCGCCTATGACCTTCTCGTAACCATAGACAACAATAAGCTCCACGAAATCGTTGATTGTATGGACATAATGAGCTTCGTGCATCATAGTGTCTAAGTCATCATCGACGATTAGAGTCTTATCTCTAATTTCTTTTTCATTTGTAGACATACCATCACTCCGTGATTTAAAATCTTTCATGTTGTACCCCTTATACTTTTAAGACTACTTAGTATTCTTCTTAAGTAGTATATAAATAGTGTATTAACTTCTATGTTCTTAGACATCATAGTCTTCTCTAGAGTCTACTACATAGTCTATATAGGCATCAATGTCTTCTAGGGAAACTTCGTTGCCCGTGGTGTCCAGATCATCATCTTCAATCCCATCTAAATCTTGCTCTGTCATCAACTCTTTACGGTCAATGGTAGGGATGATTGTCTTCACATCTTCAAAACAAACTTTACATAAGTCCAAAAACTTAAATGTAATAGCGTGTTTACGTGTCGCTTCATAATCGCTGAGCAGACGGTCGCAGTTTACGCAGTGCATTTTAAGAGCCTTTCAAGGGTTAGGGTGTTGCGGAGTTGGTCCAGAGGCTTTCAGAGCCTTCTAGCATGGTTTTAATCAATCCTAGAGGCATTTCTGCATCATAGGTGCATCAGGTAAGCGCTTCAGTTGATCTTCAGTATACCTTCGTTGTTGTTCAGCAGTCCACGGTACAGGTGGACATTCAGCAGGCCAAGGCCAGTTGTTAATGTGTTGTTTATAAGCGACAGCGTTTACCACATATCCTCCGAGATAAGGTAATCAACAAAGTAACAAACAAAGACAAAAGTCATGTCTTATCTCCCCACATAGTAGGAAACTTATCCAAAGGGTTAGAACCACCAAAGAAGGTATCTTTAAGCAAAGGTGATGATTCGTCCTTAATCTCTGTGATATGAACCTCCATAGCCTTCCACCCTATGTTCTCATAGGCCTTGTCATAGGCTTCATTCTCTGATTCTGCTTCAATGGTGTACTGATCGTACAGATTACCATTGAAGTCCTCGATGTAAACTTCGTATTCTTTCGTCATAATCTTTTCCTTTCCCTTTGAATAAATATGACTGCAGTTAGTGCACAGGATAGCGTCAGGCAGACCTACATTAGCATAATCCCAGTCAGGTGAATTACATTTAGGGCACCTGCGCATCATGTCTCTCCTAAAGCATAACTAAGATTATCAAGACTATCCCCAAAGTTATCCCATTCTCGATAGAAATCTAGATCATCAGTTGTGGATAGAGCATTGATAGCAGGTGAGTACTTTTCTAAGACCTTTTGAGCCTCTTTTAGTAGATAGATCAGCTCATCACGTGTAGAGACTAGCTCATCACATAAAGGGTTACCTTCAGCCCATAAACGGCGCTCTAAGGCTATGAAATCGTTATTGTTTAGCATTGCTTAATCCTCCAATAGTTGAATGTTTTTAAGTTTACCTGTTAAACCATCCCATGTTAGACGTACATCAGCTAAAAAGATTGGCTGATGCTTCAATGTAGGGTGATTTTTACGTTCATGCTCAAATCTAGCATAAGCGTTGATATAAATAGAATAATCCTCCATTCGGTCAGGCTCAGGCTTAATACGGTAATTGTCATGACCGTCCCAGTTAGGTTTCATGACTTTAATCCATGTATTCGTTGATACATCAAACATTTGTAATTCTTTACCATCTGCCCACGCATGGATCAGATCGGATCGAGGATGTTTAATCTTCATAGTTATGACTCAGGATGTGGCGATTGTTCGACTAATCTAGCCAAAGCCATGAAAGCTTCAGCTTGAGGCACAGTTAAGCCGTTACGCTCTGCCCATTTAACTAACGATAGGTAGTCGTTAACGTAGTCATAATAGGCATTGATGATTGTTTCTCGCATTTCCATGATTAGGCCCCTTTTACGATTGAATGATTGAAACAGAAACTGTAGCCATTACCATCAGCGGATGTGCCATAGCGCATATCTGATAAGTCCCAGTCTAATTTGTTTTTCTTTACCAGTTCTTTAACGGCTTCAAAATGGGCTAGTTCGTAGCTTTCAGCGTGTGGATAAGCAATCGTAGCAGTGAAGCCCTTATGATCTCCGAAGCCGTAGGTATAGGCTTTAATACGTGTGCCACGTGTGTTAGAGGCAGGGATTGTTTTAGTGTGAATTGCGATCATGATGTGTAAATCCTTTACAAATTGTTTAAGAGATTGATAGTTTAAGCGGTAAGCCATATCACTAAGATAGCGATAAACCCTAAGATATAGATGATTGTGTCTGTTACTTTGTTTGGCATGGTGTTTACTTTCCTAGTTTGGGCCACAAGAGCCTGTTGATGATATAGATACCTATGCACATACTATGCCAGTTTGTATGTACTACTTGAGTATTACTATTATGATACACTATAACCTTTGAAGTGTACACTGTAAGCTTAGATAGCCCTAACATGGTGCATTGATGCACTAACATGAATAACCTGTGGATAGTATTTCACTAGATTGGTGCATGATTACTCTGATGTTAGTGAACGCACTAGCGTGCTGATTTAGATAGACCCTTGATTGTCTATCTCAAGTGCCTTTGTAGGCTACATAGGCACCTACACAGTCCTACACACTTTCCCTACAGAACCCTACACACTACCTATAGTGTCCACTTCAAAGACAGACACTACCTATAGTGTTTACTTTGTAGTTAAGACATGGGGGGAGGGGGTAGGCTTAGGTGATTACTTTTGTGGGAGCCTCTTAAGTACACAAAAAAGAGTATTTAAGAAAAGACACAATAGTACTAAAAAGTCTAAGTAAATCATAGAACTTAACATAATAATTAGGGACAGGTTAGCTCATGGAAGATAATCTGTGCACAGGAGCCTTTAAACGTAGCGTCATAGAGTCTCTAGAGGGGCTATGATGTGGACACAAGAGCCCTATGAAGTAAGGAATTAGAGAGTAGACTCTAATATGGCTATTTATGTAAATAAATGTTAGAAAGTACTTGACAAATGAGAAAACAGGTATAGAATACTCTCTATAGATTTAATCTATCAGGAACTCAAATGAAGACTAAGTAGACAGGCTACTTAGCTAATACAGGAAGTTCTTAATGAGTTACTTGATGAGCCTAGTGTCTTCCTTAGTCTGGACACAAGAGGGCAATAAGTAAGTATATACTTCATTAAGATTCCTGCTTTTAAGACATTACGTTAATGTCATAGTTACTTTAAAGTCTCTACTTAGGAGACGCTTAACCCATGTCCTAATAGAAAGGATAAACATGGATAAACCTACTGATAATGAAATCAAGACACGTGGACGAGGTAGACCCAAAAAGGGTGAGATAGTAGCCAAGAAGTCTAAGAATAGAGGTACTCTAGGTCGTCCTAAGGGCGATAAGGCTATCATTGACGAGTATAAAGCTCGTATGCTTAACTCCCCTAAGTCAGCAAGGGTATTAGAAACTATTCTTAATGCTGCTTTAGATGATAACCATAAGAACCAATCAGCAGCTTGGAAGCTAGTAGTAGATAGGATTATTCCAGTCAGTGCCTTTGAACAGACGAAGCAGGGCAGTAGTGCTCCTACTGTTAGCATTAATATTATGGGTCTTGGTCAAGCTAGTGCAGTGGTTGAGCAGGATGATGTCCAATATGACATCTCGGATGTAGTAGCTCGTGACGTAGAGGATTACGATGACGAGTCTTAACTTTGAGTTGCTCAAGTGGCAACAAACTGTATTTAAGTCAGAGAAACGCTTTAAAGTAGTTGCAGCAGGGCGTCGCTGTGGTAAGTCTAGGCTCTCCGCAGTGACCCTGCTCATTGAAGCTCTAAACTGTCCTGAAGGTTCAGCTGTGATGTACATAGCTCCTACCCTCGGACAGGCTCGTACGATTATGTGGGACTTGTTGAATGACTTAGGTAGACAAGTCATTAAGTCCTCTCATGTGAACAATCTTGAGATCACATTGGTTAATGGAAGAAAGATCCTTGTTCGAGGGGCTGATAATCCTGACTCTCTCCGTGGTGTCTCCCTTACTTATGTCGTACTAGACGAGTGTGCCTTTATTAAAGAGGATGTCTGGCAGAAGATTATTCGAGCTTCCCTGTCTGATAAAAAAGGTAGAGCTTTGTTCATCTCTACACCGTCAGGTCGTAACTGGTTCTACGATGTCTTTAAGCTAGGCCAAGACGTAGACGAAGAGTGGCAGTCATGGCACTTCACTACTAGGGATAACGAAACGATTGATCCTAAAGAGATTGATGCTGCTGAACGTACTCTTAGCTCTTTTGCCTTTAAGCAGGAGTATCTCAGTTCGTTCGACAACGCTGGACAAGAAGTATTTAAAGAAGAATGGTTAAAGCTATCCCCTGAGCCTAACTACGGTGAGTACGTGGTAGCTATCGACTTAGCTGGCTTCGAGGAAGTAGGTAAGAATCCCGGTGCTGCTAAGTCTAGGTTAGATGAATCAGCTATCGCTGTTGTCAAGGTAGAAGATAACGGTGACTGGTGGGTCAAGGAGATCATCGCTGGTAGATGGGATATCAAGGCTACAGCAGCTAAGATCTTGAACGTAGTACGTGAGTATAGACCTATAGCTGTAGGTATCGAGAAGGGTGCTCTAAAGAACGCTGTGAGCCCTTACCTCAATGACTTGATGAGGAAGAACAACGTCTACTGTCATATCTCAGACCTGACTCATGGTAACCGTAAGAAGCAAGACAGGGTTGTTTGGTCTTTGCAAGGGCGTATGGAGCACGGTCGTATCTCCTTTAACGAGGATGAGGACTGGAAGGAAACCTTTGATCAGATCGTGATGTTCCCTACAGCAGGTGTGCATGATGATAGGGTTGATGCACTTTCTTACGTGGACCAGCTCGCCGTGACTAGCTACCAGCAAGATTACGAAGAAGATGATTGGGAACCTTTGGACTCAATTACTGGATATTAATTATTAGGAATACAAATGGCAGACGATAAAAGACTAGGGGCTTTATCTCAGTATGGGGGTGGTGAAACTCTTAATGAGCTTCTATCTATTCTTGAGTCTAAAGGTATGCTTCCTAAATTTGTATCAGGTGTAACTGAAAAAGGAGGTTATGGTCAATGGGACCCTGTAACAAACACAATTACAGTAAACCCTTTAAAAGGAGCTACTGAGAACGCTTTAGTACACGAGACTCAACACGCTGTAGATTCAGGCATTAGTAAGATGTACGCAAGGCTTTCATTAACTCCTGCTTTTCTCCGTTCCCCTCAAGAGAATGCTTTCATTAACATGTATAACAAGCTGTACATAGAACCTTCTAAAGTTCCTAACGCTAATGAGCAAGCTTTGGGTAGTTATCGAGGATCTGGGAAAGAAATGCGTGGACACGGCGTTGGTAATATGTCTTCCCCGTATGACATAGGCTCACTTACAGATCCTGCGGGTGATTACAAACTTCCAAGCTCTCATATAGACGCTACAGCTGCTCACGAAGCTGCAATTATGCGAGATCTTTACAGTAAAACTAGAGATACTTCTCCAAGAACAATTCAAGATTTTGGACCTCGGATAATGAATTACCTCAAGTATCGTGATCCTTTTGGTGATACGACTAAATAATAATACTTAATGCTTGACAAAGTAAACTTTTTACTGTATAGTGCGTTTTATGGACTACTGCCCTTTACCTCTACAAAATAACAAGCTTAACATTAAGAATCATCTTAAGACGATTAAGTTTCATGGCTTAGGCCCTGCTGATCCTCGCCAGCCTAATGAGAAGTTCTGGAAGGACAAGGCTGAGCTGTGGGGTGGCACTGAAGGGGACGCTCGTGGTCGCTTGTGTGCTAATTGTGAGCACTACGTTATGACTACAGACATCCTAGACTGTATTGATAACGAGCAAGCAGCTACGTTCAAGGTGTCAATGGTTAGCCCTGAGCTGGTAGACATTGAATCTAAGCCTACAGCGTACTGTACCCTTTACGAGATTACTTGTTCACCTGTGCGTACTTGTAACGATCAAGAGATGGGTGGGCCTATTGACGATGTAAAGATGAAGGCAATTAAGCTTGCTGAGGCAGTTAATAATAATTTAGATGTAGAAGAGTTCTCAGATCCTTTTACTGATAGCACAGAAGATTAAGGAAATACATGGCAACGAATATGGATAACAACGAAGGTACTAAATGGGAAGAACCGTCTGACTCTGACAAAGAGTTGACTCAGTTCGTTGTTGACCATTGTGATCGTTGGCGTGACTACCGTGATACTAACTTCCTAGATGCTTGGGAAGAGTACGAGCGTATCTTCCGTGGTCAGTGGGCTGCTAACGACAAGACTCGTGAATCTGAACGTTCTAAGCTTGTGTCTCCTGCTACACAACAGGCCGTAGAGACTCGTCATGCTGAAATCATGGAAGCTATCTTTGGTCAAGGAGACTTCTTTGATATTGAAGATGATCTCCAAGACGTTAACGGTAACGACATCGACGTAGAGCTTCTCAAGGCTCAGTTGATGGAAGACTTCGATAAGGATAAGATTCGTAAGAGTATCGACCAGATTGAATTGATGGCTGAAATCTACGGTACAGGTATCGGTGAGATCGTAGTTAAGGATGAAGTAGAGTACAAAGCAGCTACTCGTCCTATCCCCGGCGTGCAAGGTCAAGCTGCTATTGGTGTGTCCGAGACTAAGCGTACAGCAGTCAAGATTGTACCTGTTAACCCTAAGAACTTCCTGTTTGACCCTAACGGTACATCCATTGAAGAGTGTATGGGCGTGGCTATCGAAAAGTACGTATCCATGCACAAGATCGTCAAGGGCATGGAAGACGGTATCTATCGTAAGGTAGACATTGGCCCTATGTACTCTGAGGATAGCTTGGAAGCTACCCAAGAAGCTACTCAGTTCAAAGATGACAAGGTTAAGCTCCTGACGTACTACGGTCTCGTTCCTCGTGAGTACCTCATGCAGCTTGAGAATGAGGATGCTGAAGTTGTAGACTTGTTCCCTGAAGATTCCACAGCTGATGACTACGCTGACTTGGTGGAAGCTATCATTGTTATCGGTAATGACTCTATGCTCCTCAAAGCAGAAGAGAACCCTTACATGATGAAGGATCGTCCTGTTATCTTGTATCAAGACGACACAGTTCCTAATCGTTTGTTGGGTCGTGGTACGGTTGAGAAGGCCTACAATATGCAAAAGGCAGTGGACGCACAGATCCGTAGCCATTTGGACTCTCTGGCCCTTACAAGCGCCCCTATGATCGCTATGGACGCTACTCGCTTGCCTCGTGGTGCTAAGTTTGAAGTTAAGCCCGGTAAAGCTATCCTGACCAACGGTGCCCCACAAGAGATCTTGTATCCGTTTACTTTCGGTCAGACAGGTACAGGCAACCTAGCTACCTCTAAAGAGTTCGAGCGTATGCTTCTTCAAGCTACAGGTACTCTAGACTCTCAAGGCATGGTGTCTTCTGTGTCTCGTGATGCAGGTCAAGGCGGTATTTCGATGGCTGTTGCCTCGATTATCAAGAAGTACAAACGTACTTTGACTAACTTCCAAGAAGATTTCCTAATGCCTTTCATCAAGAAAGCTGCTTTCCGCTATATGCAGTTCGATCCTGAGCGTTATCCCTCAGTTGACATGAACTTTGTGCCCACAGCCACTTTGGGCATTATGGCTCGTGAATACGAACAACAGCAATTTATCGCTTTGTTGCAGACTCTTGGCCCTAATACTCCTGTTTTGCCTGTGATCTTGAAGGGCATCGTTGCTAATAGCTCCTTGAGCAACCGTTACGAGATGATGGCTGAGTTGGAGAAGATGTCACAGCCTAATCCAGAGCAACAGCAACAGCAAATGATGCAACAGCAGATGGCTTTGCAGACAGCACAGGCTCAACTGGCTCTTGTGCAAGCTCAAACAGCTGAAAAGGCTGCTAATGCTCAGCAAACACAGGTTGAAACACAGATGATGCCTGTGGAATTGCAAGCAAAGATGGTTCAAGCAGCTTCTACTAACCTGAATCAAGGTGACGACTTTGAGCGACGCTTAAAACTAGCTGATTTGATGCTCAAAGAGAAGAATGTGAACCTTAAAGTAGCAGATATTGCATCTAATGAGCGCATTGCTACTATGCAAATGGTAAATAAGCAAAATAAATTACAATAAAGTAGTATAAAAGGGTTGACAAAGTCATTAAAGTACTATACAGTACACCCTTATTAACTATTAGGTTCTCCAAATGGATAAAGAACTACAAGATTTTTACGAGAATGCTTTCTCAATGATGTCCACTCAAGGGTGGAAAGACTTGATGGAAGACATTGAGCGTGTAAAGAATAGCTACGACAAACTATCTGCTGTCACGGAAACACACCCATTAGACTTTCGTCGTGGACAGCTGGATATTTTAGAGTGGTTATACGGCCTGAAAGGGTTGTACGAGAAGGCATGGGAAGATATTCAAGTTCAAGAAGAGGAGTCACATTAAATGGCTCGTCGTATATTTGAATTCTTATGTGCTAACTCACACCGTACTGAAGCTTTGGTTGACGACAGCGTGCAGCACCTACATTGTAGTAAATGCGGCGCTGAAGCAGCGAAGATTATCAGTGCAATACGATTGAATTTAGAAGGTTGTACGGGCTCTTTCCCAACTGCCTCTGATTCATGGGTTCGTAAGCGTGCTGAAAAGCTTGCCCAAGAACAAAAAGCTAATTCCTAATTAGCGTAAGCGAACTCATAAGCTATTACAGCCGAGTTTATTTTAAAGACTCCTAGAACCACAAATAGTGGCAGGAAAGGGACGATATGTTAGTTGACAATGAAGAAGAGATGCAAGGTAGTTTTGACCAAGTAGGCACTACTGACAACACCGAGCAAGTTAATACGGAAGCTGTAAAAGCTGAGCCTGAAGTCAAGATTCCTGAGAAATATCAGGGTAAAAGTGTAGACGACATTATCCGTATGCACCAAGAGGCTGAAAAGCTCATTGGTAAGCAAGCTCAAGAGGTTGGTGAGGTACGCAAACTTGCTGATGAACTGATTAAGCACAATCTCTCTACTAAGCAACAAACTGTTGTAGAAGAGCCTGAAGTAGATTTCTTTGAAGATCCTCAGAAAGCAATTCGTAACACAGTCGATAAGCATCCGGATGTACTCGCAGCGCGTCAAGCGACACAAGAGTTCAAACGTATGAATATTCAACAAAAGCTAGCTCAAACACATCCTGACTTTCAACAGATTGTTCAAGATGCAGGCTTCGCTGAGTGGGTAAAAGCCTCTCCAGTGCGCTTGGGTTTGTACGCTAAAGCTGATGGTGAATATGATTTCGACAGTGCCAATGAGTTGTTGTCTACCTTTAAACAGTTGAAGCAAGTTCAGACTAAGCAAGTCGCTGCTGTGGATAATACGGCGCGTCAGCAGTCACTCAAGGCAGCAAGTGTTGATACAGGTGGCACAGGTGAGAGTTCTAAGAAGGTCTATCGGCGAACCGACCTTATTCGGCTAAAGATGACAGACCCTGCACGTTATGAAGATCTGCAATCAGAGATCATGGCGGCTTATGCAGAAGGTCGCGTTAAATAACTATTTTGTAATTATCAAAAGGACTTTTTAAAATGGCACTCGGTACTAATCACGTAACCACCACTACAGCAGCTAACTTCATTCCAGAAATTTGGAGTGATGAAATTGCAGCTGCTTATAAGAAAAACCTCGTTGCTGCGAACCTCATCAAGAAGATGTCGTTCAAGGGCAAGAAAGGTGACACCGTTCACATTCCAGTTCCCACTCGCGGTACTGCGTCTGCTAAGGCTGCTTCGACTCAAGTTACATTGATCGCTGCAACTGAAGGCGTTGTGGACATCTCCATCAACAAGCACTATGAATATAGCCGTTTGATCGAAGACATCGTTGAAGCTCAAGCTCTCAGCTCTATGCGTCAGTTCTACACTGATGACGCTGGTTACGCTTTGGCTAAACAGATCGACAGCGACATCATCCGTTTGGGTCGTACTGCTAACGGCGGCTCTGCTGGCGCTCGTTACAACGCTGCCTACATCGGTGGTGATGGTACTACAGCGTTTGACTACACTGCTAACACCAACACTGGTAACGCTTCTGCTTTGACAGACGCTGCTATCCGTCGTACTATCCAACGCTTGGATGACCAAGACGTGCCTATGGACGGTCGTTTCTTCATCATCCCTCCATCAAGCCGTAACACTTTGATGGGCTTGGCTCGTTACACTGAGCAAGCATTCGTGGGTGAAGCTGGCGCTGGTAACACCATCCGTAACGGTGAAGTTGGTAACTTGTACGGCATGGCTGTGTTCGTTACTAGCAACGCTGACTCTGCTTCTGCTACTGCTGCTTTCCCTGATTCTGGTACAGCTATCGCTCGTATCGCTTTGATGGGTCACAAAGACAGCTTCGCTTTGGTGGAACAAGTCGGTATCCGTTCACAAACTCAGTACAAACAAGAATACCTCGGTACTCTGTTTACTGCTGATACTTTGTACGGTGTTGGCGAGTTGCGTGACTACGGTGCAGTTGCACTGGCAGTTCCAGCTTAATAGCTAGACTGAAGGGGTTCCTCTTAGGAGGGACTCCTTTGTTATATCTATTAAAGGTAGAAAATAATGGCAAAGTATAAATGTATTGCAAGTGGTAATGTGATTGAGTTCACTAATCAAGTAGATATTGACTCTATGGTAGGCCATGAGGGTTATATCAAGCTTGAAGAACAACAAGAACCAGTTAAAACCGCTGTTGCACCTAAAAAGACTACTAAAGTAGCTGCTCAGCAAGAAGTGGAAGTTAAGTAATGAGCGGTATCTACCGTGGCCCCGGAGGCACAGGAGACGCTACAGGCGATGCAGCCTCTCAAGCTGCCTTAGCTGTACAGAAAGCTGCTCAAGCGTCTGCCTCAGCAGCCTCTGCTAGTGCTTCAGCCTCCGCTGCTGCTACAAGTGCTACCAATGCAGCCACTAGCGCCACTGATGCAGCTTCAAGTGCTTCTGGAGCTTCTTCTGATGCGTCTACTGCTTCTACAGCAGCCACTAACGCTTCTAACTCAGCAACTGCTGCGGCAGCTTCAGCGGTAACAGCAGCCAGTGAAGCCACTGATGCAGCTTCTAGTGCTACTAACGCAGCAGCATCTGAGACAGCAGCTTCAACGTACGCTTCCACAGCTAGTACACAAGCTACTAATGCCTCTACATCGGCTAGTTCAGCGGCTACGTCAGCCTCAGCAGCATCTTCCAGCGCCTCAAGTGCAGCTACATCGGCTACTAATGCGGGAAACTCAGCAACGGCTGCTTCTGGCTCAGCCAGTACTGCATCGACACAAGCCAGCAACGCAGCAACATCAGCTTCCTCGGCTGCAAGTTCGGCAACGGCTGCATCAAGCAGTGCGACAAGTGCGTCCTCTAGTGCCTCAACAGCTACTACTCAAGCTACGAATGCTTCTAATAATGCTTCAGCGGCTTCTACGTCTGCCACTAACGCAGCTAGTTCTGCTAGTTCAGCAAGCACTTCAGCCACTAATGCTGCATCTAGTGCCACTACTGCATCCACACAAGCAACTAACGCAAGCAATAGTGCCTCAGCAGCCTCTACGTCTGCTAGCGCAGCCTCTACATCAGCAACCAATGCAGCAGCAAGTGCAACTGAAGCAGCTAACACTTTGTCTTCAACTGTGAAGCTTACAGGGGATCAAACTATTGCGGGTGTTAAGACATTCTCTAGCACTATCATAGGCTCTATCAATGGTAATGCAGCTACAGCCACCAACGGTGTGGTTACTACAGGCTCTTACTCTAATCCAACTTGGTTAACTTCTATTAACGGCGGTACTTACTAATATGGCAACCACTATCATCACTAAAAACTCTAGTACAGCGTCTGCTGTGCCTCTTGCAGCGGATCTCGTACAAGGTGAACTTGCTGTTAACGTAACTGATAAGCGTCTGTTCACTCAGAACGCTAGTGATGTTGTCGTTGAATTAGGCACTAATCCTTCTACAATCACAACTACTACTGTTAACGGCCTCACAGTAGGCAAAGGCGCTGGCTCCGTAGCAACCAACACTGCTGTTGGTGCTAGTGCTTTGGCGGCTAATACGACAGGAGCAGGAAATACGGCAGTTGGCGCTCAAGCGCTTATTACAAACACAACCAGTTCATTTAGCACGGCTGTTGGATTAAATGCGCTCAATCTTTCAACTGGAACTCAAAACACAGCTATTGGCGCGTATTCTCAATATGTAGCAACTACTGCAGCGTACAACTCATCACTTGGAACAAATGCACTTTCTAATGTAACAACAGGCTCATCAAATGTTGGTGTAGGCGCTTCTGCTTTGTATTCCAACACCACAGCCTCAAACAACACTGCTGTGGGTTATCAGGCTGCGTATGCAAACACCACAGGGTTAGGAAACACTTTTGTTGGTTATCAGTCTGGTCTAAATAAAACGACAGGAGATTTCAATACTGTTGTTGGCGATCAAGCATTTAAAGTAAACGTTGGCGGTAGCAATAACACAATGGTTGGAGTTGGTGCTGGATATGCTAGTAGCGGTAGCAATAACACCTTTGTGGGCGCAAGAGGTACAACAACCAACGGCTGTGGTGAATTGATGACCACAGGCTCAAAAAACACCATTATTGGTTCGTACAACGGCAACCAAGGCGGCTTAGACATTCGCACAGCAAGCAACTACATCGTGCTGTCTGATGGGGATGGGAATCCAAGACTTTGGCATAGTGGTTCATTCTTGGCTTGTCCTACTGTTTACAGCGTTACAACTGCTTCTACACCAAATGTATTCGTCGATTCTGCTGGCGGTATTTACAGAGGTGGCGTGTCTGCTTTGAAATACAAGCAAGACATTCGTGATCTTGAAGAAATCAACATCAATTTGATTCGTGCTGTTCGTTACAAATCCAAATGTGAAATTGACGATCAAACAAAAGACTATTTCGGTGTTGTCGCTGATGCTGTCGCAGAAGCTGGTATTGAGGAATTGGTTACCCGCAACGCAGATGGTGAAGTTGAGGGCTTCCAATACGAACGCCTGACTGTCGTGTTGCTCAAAAAGCTGCAAGTGTTGGAAGCTAAAGTGACTGCATTGGAGAACCAATAATGATTGAACTAACACCCGAAGAACAAATCACCAAGCACTACTCTGCCTGCATGGACAGCGTTAACCTCATCAATGCTGGCAAGCCTACGTCACAAGGCGACTATGAGATTATGTCAGACGCTGAGTGGGCTGAAACAGTGGCTCGCAACAAAGAGCATTTGAACATCATGCTTGCTAAGAACATCTTTGATGGATTTGATGTAGCTCCTTTGCAACAAGCAGCTGCTGAGTAATCAACATGGCAGACCACTCTTTAACAACGGAGACAGGAATAGCTCTGGTAACTAAAGCAGCGCCCCCTGTGACTGTAAGTTTAGCTACTGTGGCTGGTTATCAAGTGTCAGAGCTAGTTCTATGGGCTACTCTGATTTACACTGCTTTGATGATTGGACATAAAGTAGTACAAATTTATAAAGATATTACAGCTAATACATTTAAAAGTATTGACAAAGAGTAATAAATACGTTAGGATACAAGATATGGCAACAAACAAACCTAAAACCAAAGTAGGCAAGCAAGCTAAAGTGGGGAAAGTGATGCACGAGTTCAAGACAGGTACTCTGCACTCTGGTGGTAAAGCAGGCCCTGTAGTTAAGTCTCAGAAGCAAGCTGTGGCAATCGCTATGTCTGAAGCAGGCATGGCTAAGAAGCCAAAGAAGAAAAAGTAATGGCTCGTCCTGTAACAGTAGGTTTAAACCTTACTGCCGCTACCTTAACAACTATCTACACAGTTCCTACTGGCTATTACGCTAAGTGGAACTTAATGTACTTGTTCAATAATACAGGGTCAACTAAAACTATCTCTGTGTATTGGAGAGACTCAAGCGCTAGTGCAGATATTTATGTCATGGATAGCGGTGTTTCCTCTAAGACCTATGTACGGATGGACGGTGGAGCGTATGTGGTCATGGAAGAGGGTGATACGATCAACATGACTAGCGAAGCAGGTAGCACATTTAGCACTATCTGTACCTTTGAATTGTTTAAGAAAGAAGGTGTCTAAATGGCAACCTATTTAGATATTGTCAACAACGTGATGAAGAGGCTCCGTGAGCCTACAGTTACGTCTGTGAACGACAATAAGTATTCTTCTCTCATTGCTGTCTTGGTGAATGACAGTAAGCGTGAGATTGAAGACGCTTATGATTGGAATGCTCTTGCTACTACCTTGACAGCTAACACCACTGAAGATGTGTTTAACTATGTCTTGGTTGGCTCAGGTACTCGTTTCCGTGTGATTGATGTCTTCAATGACAGTAATGACTTCCAAATGCGTTATGCCCCTACGCACTGGATGAACCGTCAGTTCACTACTACTAACACTCAAAAAGCTTCCCCTACGTACTACAACTTTAACGGTGTAGACGCTAACGGTGATACTCAAGTAGACATCTACCCTATTCCAGATCAAGCCTACGACCTACGTTTCAACCTTACAGTTCCACAAGCTGATTTGGTTGCTGACAATGATCGTATCTTGGTTCCTGACCATTTGGTTGCTATGTTGACTTACGCTAAAGCTATTGCTGAGCGTGGTGAAGATAGTGGTAATTTGTCTTCTGAAGCTTACGCTTTGTTCAAGAATGCTTTGGCTAACGCTGTAGCTATCGAGCGTAACCACTACGAAGAAGAAATGAACTGGGTTGCTCCATAACTATGGCTGAGCAATTACTCACCTCTTCTATTGCTGCTCCGGGCTTTAAGCTTGTGTGTAGCACCTGTAAAGAAGAAAAAGATGTTTCTGCTTTTCACAAAGCCGGGAATAAAAAGAGAGGGTATCAGTTTAGCTGTATTGCTTGTAGGAAAAAGGTAAAAGAAAAACAACAGGCCAGTATGTCACCTGAGGACTGGTTGTTACTGAACCGTAAATATTGGTTAAAATCGCAGTATGGGATCTCATTAAATGATTATAATACCATGCTCAAACAGCAAAACCACAGTTGTGCTATCTGCAAAACAGATGAGACTGATGTATTTAAGCAGGTTCTTTATGTAGACCACTGCCACACAACTGGAAAAATAAGAGGTCTTTTATGTATGCAATGTAACGCAGGATTAGGTAAATTTAAAGATTCTTTGGATATGTTAGAAGCTGCTAAAGATTACTTGAGAAAGGCTAAAGATGTCTGAGCAATTATTAGCTGCTTCGATAGCTGCCCCCGGTTTTCAAGGATTGAATACTCAAGACTCTTCCGTGGCTCTTGAGAATGGTTACGCCACTATTGCTTCCAACTGTGTCATTGACAAGTTTGGTCGTATTGGTGCTCGTAAAGGATGGCTACCTAAGCACTCAACCAATGCTGATTTGAGCATTGCTAACGTAAAAGCTATCGGTGAATTGATCGGTAATGACGGTACATCTTACATCATTGCAGCAGGTAACAACTGTATCTTTAAGCTAAGTGGTTCTACACTGACTAAGCTCACTTATGGTGGTGGTGGTTCAGCTCCTACGATCACCGGCGACCATTGGCAACTAGCTCCTTTGAATGGTGTTTTGTATCTGTATCAAGAAGGACACGATCCTCTGGTATTTGATCCAGCAGTATCTACAACTACATTCAAGCGTGTATCAGAGAAGACAGGTTATCTAGGTACGGCTCAGTTGAGCAACTGTGCTATTAGCGCCTATGGTCGTACATGGACAGCCAGCACAACTACAGACAAGAACACAATTCAGTTCTCTGATCTCTTAGCTGGTCATGTTTTGACTACAGGTACAGCAGGTACTCTGAATGTCTCTCAGATCTGGCCTTATGGTGCAGATGAGATCACTGCTTTGGCTGCTCATAACCATCAGTTGTTCATCTTTGGTCGTCGTCAGATCTTGATTTACACAGGTGCTGAAGATCCTTCAACTATGCGTCTGTACGACACAATTAGCGGTATTGGCTGCTGTGCTCGTGACTCAGTTGTAAACACAGGCACCGATGTCTATTTCCTGTCTGATTCAGGTGTACGCTCCCTTGCTCGTACTATTCAAGAAAAGTCAGCTCCTATGCGAGACATTAGCGCTAACGTGCGTGATGATCTTGTCTATGACTTGAGCTTGGAGACACTGAAAGAGATCAAGGCTTGTTACTCAGATAAGAATGCTTTCTATCTCCTAAGCTTTCCTACATCGTCTACTACTTATTGTTTTGATACTCGTCAGACATTACAGAACGGTGCTCAACGGGTAACTACATGGTCTATTGCTCCCAGAGCTATGTTCTCTAACCGAGCTAAAGAGACTTTGTTGGGCTTTGCTGGCTATGTTGGCTACTACACTGGTAACTTGGACAACATAGCTAACTACCGCTTCAAGTACTACACTAACTACTTTGACTTAGGTTCCCCTAATCAGATTAAGGTGTTAAAAAAAGTAGGATTTACTATCATTGGTGGGAATACTGCTGATGTAGTAATTAAGTATGGATTTGATTACTCAAACAGTTATAATAGTGAAACTATCACATTAGGTACTTCAACTCCTGCTGAGTACGGCATTGCTGAATACAACATTGCTCAGTACACAGCTGGTGTTATCTTTGACAATCAGAAGATTCATGCTGGTGGTGCAGGTAATGTGCTTCAGTTGGGCTTAGAGGCTGTTATCAGTTCTTTTGAGTTATCAGTTCAAAAATTAGACGTATATTGCAAGTCTGGAAGGATTAATTAATTATGAGTAACCTCTCATATCTTCCAGCAGCTCAAAGTAAGGAATGTCCTGTCTGTAAGACTGTTAAACTATTTACAGAATTTAACAATAATAAATCAGCAAAAGACGGAAAACAGCGACTATGTCGACCTTGCGATAATGTTCGTTTAAAAGCAAACAGAAAAGCCCGTGAAAATGAGTATCGTGAGTATGAAAAAGAATATAGAAAAAGTAAATTTAACGATATGGAGTTTCGACTTCAAGGTCTTTTAAATGCCTCCAGAGCAAGAGCACGGCAAAAGAATAGAGAACATTCTATAACAAAGCAGGATCTTTACGATTTATATCCTTTAGATGGTAAATGTCCTGTGTTTGGTTTTGATTTGGAATGGAACGGGGCAGGATTTAGAGAAACAAGCCCTTCTATAGACCGTATTGATTCTTCTAAAGGCTATACAAAAGATAATGTTCAAATCATCTCGTGGAAAGCAAATAGATTAAAATCTTACGCAACGGTTGAAGATTTAGAAGCTGTTCTAGCTTACATGAAACAAGGAGATTAATTTTGGGAAATTACGTAAAAAGTACAGACTTTGCAGCTAAGGATTCGTTATCGACAGGTAACCCTGCAAAGCTAGTCAAAGGTGCTGAGATCGGTACTGAGTTTGATGCTATTGAAGCTGCTGTTAACTCTAAGGCTGACTTGAATGGCCCTGCTTTGACAGGTACAGCTACAGCAGTTAACTTAACTGTATCAGGTACATTTTCAGCTACTGTCGATGGCGGAGCCTATTAAGTCAGTAAAGACTCCTGTAGTTCTAAGACAAGATTATGTTATGTACTTAGAACTGTGGGATGGTAGTCTCTGGTTTCATACTGATATTCATAAGTGGACAGCAGAGACAAAGAAGCAATATAAACTGGATTTAGAGAAGCTTGAGGACTTAGTAAGTATTTCTCTGATAGCCCTAATAACTGAAGATAACTTAAAACTCAAGAAGTTCGCTGAGAGTTTCAACTGGAAAGAAGTAAAACAGATCATGTTAAACAACGGTACAACAGCTTTTATCTACGCTTCTCAGCGTAACAAGGGAGAATAATATGGGCGGTGCAGTAAGCGGTCTGGTAGACACAGTAGGTGACACCTTGAGCGGAGGTGCTGACCTCTATAAGCAAATTCAACAGCCTATTTTTAATAATGCTGGTCTTATTGGAACAGGTGTTGGTGCTGCTTTCGGTCAACCTGCTTTAGGTGCTGCTCTTGGTGGTGCTATCCAAGGGAAACTTGGTGAAGGTTCTAGTGGTGCTCAGCTAGTAGGCGCAGGCTTGGGCGCGTATGGTGCTCTACAGTCTGGTCAATCAGCTCAGCAGGCAGCTCAACAGCAAGCACAAGCAGGTCAATTCCGTCCTGTAGGCGTCACTACTCGCTTTGGTAGCTCTAACTTCCAAGTAGACCCCACTACTGGTCGTTTGTTGAGTGCAGGGTATAATTTGTCCCCAGAAGCTGCTGGTTATCAGACTCAACTGTCCGGTATGACAGGTCAAGGTTTGATGCAAGGCAGTCAGCTGCAAGGTCTAGCTTCTCAGTACTTGGGTGAGTCTCCTGAGGCTGTGCGTCAGCGTTACATGACTCAGCAGTCTGCTTTGTTAGCTCCTAAACAAGAACAAACCTTAGCTGGTATCCGTAATAACTTGTTCCAAACAGGTCGTACAGGCTTAGCTACAGGTGCTACCACAGCAGGCGGCTTGGCTGCTACTAACCCTGAGATGGCTGCTTACTATAACTCTCTTGCTCAGCAACAAGCTCAGATCGCAGCAGGTGCTGATGTGGCAGCTCAAAATCAGATTAAGTTTGGTCAAGGGTTGGCTTCTGGTGCTTATGAGCCATTCAAGGCAGGCTTTGGTGCTCTCGGTACAGTTGAACAAGCTGGACAACAAGCTCTCGGCTTAGGCTCTGAGTTAGGTGGTCAAGCATCCTCAGCAGCTCGTGCAGTTGCTCCATATCAGTATCAAGCAGCAGCGTATAATCCTACAGCTAATTTGCTTGCTAATCCACAGTTGCAAGGTGCTTTAGGTCAAGGCATTGCTGGACTTTTTGGTAATACTTCTGTACCATCTTGGACTACAGGTTCAGATGTAATTCCTGCATCTACATTCTCAGGCTCAGGTGATGCCTCGTGGATGTCTGATTACTGGATGTAAGTTTAAAAGGAATAAAGACAATGGCTACAGATTCTATTATGGGGTTATTTCAGACTCCTGAACAATACCAACTAGCTCAGCAGCAAGCTCAAATGGAGCAAGCTCGTCAGTATGCTGCTCAAGACCCTATGCAACGTGCTGTAGCTTCTCAGTACTTTGCTGGTGGTCAACTAGGTCGTGCCTTGGGCGGTGAAGATCCTGCTTTGAAGCTACAATCAGCTCGTGCTGCTATCATGCGCCAAGTAGATCAAACTGATCCTCAGTCTCTTGCTCAGGCTGCTCAGGCATTGAATCAGGCAGGTGACGTACAAGGTGCTCGTGCTTTGGCTCAAGCAGCTCAAGAGGCTGCTTTTAAACAATCACAGATCACCAAGAACTTGCGTGAAGGCCGCGCGGCAGCTACTAAGTTGCAAGAAGTTGGTGTCGCTGAGGGTACTCGTGAGCCTGTGTACACATATCAGACACCACAAGGCGTTGCTCAAGTTATTTTTAAGACTGTCAACGGAGAGCAACAGATGGTTCCGTTCACTGGTGGGGTTGACCGTACCACAGCACGTACGAACGTGGGTGTTAAACTTCCTGAAGGTGAGTCTGAATTTGTTAAGCGTTTGGGTGCTAAAGATGCAGATCGTGTAGATGCAGCCATCACTACTCGTGAGACAGCTTCTTCAGCTATTAACTCTTTGAATAAACTAGCTTCATTACCAGCAGATCAGCTCATCACAGGTCAATTTGCTTCTGGTCGAGTAGGTGCTACAAACCTGCTTACAACATTAGGCTTGGCTTCTCCATCTGACGCTAACAAACTAGCTACCAGCCAGCAATATCAAAAAGTTGCAGGAGATGTTATCTTACAAACATTGGGTGGTAAACTCGGTTCAGGCTTCTCTAACGCTGATCGTGAATTTATCGCTAGTCTTGTGCCTCAGCTTGAGACTGATCCTGAAGCTCGTCGTCAACTTATTCAGTTTATGCAGAATAAGAATCAAGACATCGTTCAAGAAACTGTACGTCTTGAGAACTATGCCCGAGCTAATAAAGGATTGTCAGGCTTCACTCCAAAGATTCCTTTATCAGTAGAACCTAGTAAAACGAACCCATATGCGGGCTTGAGTGATGCTGAACTTGCTGCTAAAATCGCTGCTGCACAACGTAAGTAATAAGGAGTAATATGGCTGATGATTTGGCAGCTCTGTTAGAAGAGCAACAACGCCGTCAAGGTAAAGTCACAGGAGGCTATACTAGCGTCTTGGCTCAACCTGAGCAGACTACGACACTTGAAGAAACTAAGCGAGCAGTAACTGCTTTACTTAAAGGCTCTACCAAAGGTATTATTGATCTTGTCGGTGGATGGGGAAAACTGTACGATGTAATCAAAGAAAACAAGACTCCAAGTGCCTTATCTGGTCAAGGTATTGTCAACGCTATCGCTCAAGCTGGTGGTCCTGATCTGATGAAGATTCAAGGCTACAAAGGTATGTACGACATCGGTCAAGCAGGTGCTCCTGCGGCTGTGATGGGGGCTATGACACCTGCGGGTAGTCTTTTCTCAGGCACGACAGGTACTGCTGCACGAGCTGCTAAAGAGTTCGGCACTGCTGGTACTCTTGGTTTGTTGTCTCAGCAAATTGCTCCTGAGAGCCCTATGGCTCAGTTGACAATGCAGACGCTTCCTTATTTGGTTAAAGGCGGTATAAGCGGACTGAAAGAACGTAACAATCAAAAAGTCCTGAATACTTACAAAAATGATTTACCATCTTCTGATCTAGGTATTTTCAATGAGTATGTTCTTAAAGGTCAAGGCTCTACTGATCCTCAGATCGCTGCTGATATTGCTCGTCTAACAAGTTCTCCTAAATATAAAGAGATGGTTGTAGCTTTGAATGAAGGAGCTACTTCCAAAGCTCTTGAGGGGATGGCTCCTAAAGGTAGTCAACTGACTCCTGAGCAGTCTAAGACAGGTATTATCCAAGCTATTCAGAATAAGCTTGCAGGTATTCGTGAAAGCAATGCTGATAGCTTGTTTGAAAAGGCTAAAGGCTACGGTGGCGGTAATGGCTTGGTAGATCCAACACAGACCATTGGTAAGATTGACGGCTTGATTGCTCGTTATTCAGCCCAAGCGACACCTAATGCCGAACGTGCGGTACAAGCTCTTAATTCAATTAAAGAACGTCTTACATCACAAGCGCCTATTGACCCTACTCAAGCTGCCTTTGCTGGCGCTGCTGGCCCACTACCTACGACAACTAAGCGTACTATTGAACAAGTACAAGGTGTTTTATCTGAATTTGGTAAGAAGGCCTCTGCTGGTGACAGCTTGATTAAAGACTTGTCTATTAGCGATGAGCGTATTATTTCTAGTGCTATCTTTGGCGGTATGAAAGATGACGTTGCTGCTGCTTTGAAAGGTGCTACAGGGGCTGATAAGTCTGCCTTGAATCTTCTCAACACAGCGCGTGATCGTGTATCTAAAGCAAGTACAGCTTACAATGAAGCTATTGCTCAAGGCCTCCCTGCTTCACTCCATAATAAGTCTTTGGCTGAAATCTCCCCTGAAGAACTCTACACCACCTATAAGAATTTGACCCCTGCTCAACGTGGAACTATGCGTGAATGGGTGAGCACTACAGATCAAGCTGCTCTGGATGTCTTAGATAAGCAGGTATTTACTGAGTTTGTAAATCAAGCTAAGAAGACTAATCCACTTGGTGTTGAGACTGTGGACTTAGCTACATTGGCTAAAAACTGGCGTGATCTTGAGAAAGTTCCCGGTGCTCAGGACTCTTTAGCTGTAGCCTTGGGATCAAACAAGACTGAGTTTGGTCAGCGTATGAAAGATGCTGAGTTGTTCACTCGAAAGATGTCAGTAACTCAGGGAACTACAGATCAGGCTTTTACTCCTGCTCAAGTTCGTGAGACACAGGCTGCTATTGGTGGTGTTGCTGGCTATGGCCCTGCCAAGATTGGTCAACTTGCTATGGACACTTTGAACACATTGACGAATAATGGTTTGTCTGAAGATCAACTGATGAAAGTCTTATTGACTGATTCAGGTAAGAGTTTCTTACAGAACGCTGCTTTGTCTCCTCGTTCAGAGAAAGCCTTGGCTGATTTAATGACAGTTGAGCAAACTCCAGTGGAGGCTCTTGGTAAGTGGGCTGTAGGCGCTACAGCTCGTTTAGGTCCTCGTATTGGGGCTGCTGAACAACCTTCTATGGCTCCAGAAGCTCAACCAACACAACAACAGGCAGCTCCTCAGCAAGAAGATCTACAACTTCTCCTTGAAGAGCAAGCACGTAGACAGCAACAAGGGCAGTAATGCCTCTCTTAATCCTTGCTGGTGCTCTCAAGGCTGTTGAGGCTATCCAGCAGGGATGTGAGCTATACAAAGAATATAAAGGTACTGTACTTAAAGCTAAGGCTACCTTTGATGAAGTTAAAGGTATAGCTGTAGAGGTCTCAGATGTCGGTACAGGTATTTGGGACTTCATTAAGTCTAAACTATTCCCTTCAGAATCTGCGGAGATTAAACCCGATAATCGACGCACAAGTGCTGACCGCATAGAGACTGAACAGAAGGTTACAGAAAGTGCAACTAAGCGAGTAGTTCCTCAAGAGTACGATGAGCAGATCATCAAAGCTGAGCTAATTAAGAACCTTAAGGTGTTCTTTAAAGCAATGATAGCTATCCAGAAGAAGATAGCACAGCAGCAAGAACGTATTGACCATGAAGTGATAGAGCCTGATGAGTTACTAGATGTCTCATTGGACTTAGTGGTAGCTAAGAAAGAGATGGAAAAGGCTCAGAAGGAAATTAGAGAGACTATGGTCTATCAGAGTCCTCCTGAGCTAGGTGCTTTATACACCGATGTAGTTAATATGTTTGGTATCGTACAAGAGAAACAAGAAGCTACACATTTATTAAATACTAGAAAGAGGAAAGATGAGTGGCTACGCAGAAACAGAATTCTTTCCAAAGTAAGACAACGAATAGCATGGGTCGTAGTAATGGCTCTAATAGTACTGGAAACATGGGGACTAATAGCAGCGATTCTTCTAGCGAGACAGCCTACATAAGCTTTCTTGTATTACTGACTCTATTGTTCTTCCTTATCTTACCTTTTGAACTCTATCTATATATTATCGTAAAGGACGCTGTAGAGGCGTGTAAAGCATCAAGATGAATGAACTAATGAATATGCTCAAAGGAGCTGCACCTGCTCTGGCTACTGCTGTGATGGGGCCTATGGGCGGAATGGCTATGAATGCTATCGCTTCTAAGCTTGGTGTTGAGGCTACACCTAGTGCAGTTACTCAAGCTCTTAAAGACAATCCTGAGTTGGCTGCTAAGCTTAAGGAGATTGATTGTAAAGAGTATGAAATTGAACAAACAAACCTGACGGAGCGTATGAAGGCTGATATGGCCTCTGACTCTTGGTTGTCTAAGAACATCCGTCCTATGGTTCTTATCTTCTTGTTGGTTGCTTACAGTGGCTTCGCTATTGCATCAATCTTCAACTATGAGACTCGTGGGGCTTATGTGGAGCTGTTGGGCCAGTGGGGTATGTTGGTTATGTCCTTCTACTTTGGTGGTCGAACAATGGAAAAACTAGCTGATAAGGTAGCTAAGAAATGAAAGAATTGTTAACACTTTGGTTGACTAAGCCGGTAGTTAAACCTACTGTTGAAGAGGTTGAAGTCCAAGTATGGGCTTTTGTAGTTAAAGCTATCACTGTAATGGTACTAGGTATTGCCTTTGGTGTTCTGTATTCAGTTGCTTTTGTTCCTGAAGAAGAAGTATTAGCCCCTATTGATGCTGTTTTCTTGGAGATCTTGAAAGCTATTGCATTCATGGGCGTAGGCACTATGGGTGGCATCTCAGGTCGTAAAGCATCAACCGCTATCGCACAAGCTATCGTAGGAGAAGACAATGAACCTAAGTGAACACTTTACTCTTGAAGAGGCTACCTACAGCGAAACTGCTGTACGTAATGGCATTGACAATCAGCCTTCTACACTCCAGTTGGAGAACATGAAGATTGCAGCACAGAAGCTTGAACAACTACGTGCTGTTACTGGCCCTCTGAAGATCAACTCTTGGTTGCGTCTACCAGCCGTTAACGTGGCTGTTGGAGGCTCTAAAGTGTCTTCTCACATGGATGGCTGGGCTATCGACGTATCTAGCTCTAAACTGACTCCTCTGCAACTCTGCCAAGAAGTACAGAAAGCAGGCATCAAGTTCGATCAGATGATCCATGAGTTTGGTCGTTGGATGCACATCAGCTTTGCACCTGAGATGAGACAACAAGAGCTAACTATCTTCCGTCCTGAGAACAAGTATAAAACTGGTATCTTGACTGAAGAACAGTATCATAAGGCGTAAGCCTGTATAAAGCATAATAAATGTATCTTAAATGATACATAAAGCCTCTAATGTACGTTTTAAGATACATTAGAGGCTTTTCTGTTTCTACGGTTAGATAAATAGTAGAGAGATTGTGAAGAATCCTAAGTGGATCATGACACAGCTACAGAACTGATATACATCCTCATCAGTTTCTACCACTGCTTCATCACTGTGTTGTATTCCTACAACAAAGCCTCCTGCGAATGAGAAGTCAATTATCATTCTTTTTACCTTCCCAAGTTATCCGAGGACGGGAGTAAAGAGCATACCCGTTACACCCTTCCTTTTTAAGGAACGTGTTCAACATTGATTCCATGTTTGGCAATATGATTCCAACATCTCTTTTTAAAAAAGCAACATCAACTTCAATAATCATTTTTCCTTGTTGAATTTCACTGTTTACCATGTTTCATCCTTTGAGTAGATCATGTAAGGTACTGAACGCACAGTAGGGAATTTCTCCTTAAAGGCTTCAATGGTCATATCCTTGCCTAAAACAATCTCGACATATTCAACACCTTCAGACTTTAGCTTAGTCTTCAATGTGTCGCATCCGGGACAGTTAGGCTTAGAGTATACGATTGTCTTCATAGTTTCCTCTTAACGGATAGGGCAAGCACCAGTCGAACATTCAGCATCGTCAAGACCAATATTAGCCTCGTCAATAGCCGTGATAGTGCGCGTATTGGCAACCAGTTCATTGTATTGTTCCTCAGTGATCTCTTCCAATGGAGCTTGTTTGAAACCATGCTCAGAGTGCAACAAGAAAGACAATGACTTATGGTTTGTCTTGTAGTTCTTCTTGAGGTACTTCTTGATCTCAGGAAGCTCTTCAGGACGGTAGTACACAGTACAAGACACAGAGTTATCGCTCCACACTTCCTGCAACCACTTAACTGTTTCCAGTTGAGAGATAGCTGTCATGTCCTTAGCCAATACAGCGTGATCTGGGTGACGGAAGGGAAAACTTACCACCACTGTTGAACGATCTTCAGTACCATCGAAGTTTTGCTGATACTCAACATGATAACCATGATCCTTACAGACTTGAACCAACGAGTGATTAGAGCTGATACGAATACGACGAATCATGAATCGAGCATAAGCAGGATGACAGCCGGGAGTAACACCGGGCAACAGAGACAAGGTACCTGAAGGCTTTACAGTGGTCAATTTGATTGACTTATTGAAACCATTCTTAGCACTGTACTCATTGTCATACTCACGGATCTTACCGTATGTCTCACTCAACCATGACTTTTGATCTTCAGTGGATTGCAAGACACCTGTGATACCAATACCCATTCGCATATTCTCGTGAACGATAGTCTCTGTGACCTTTTGGTGACACTGGAGCGCCAACGAGTGCTTGTTGATACGATACAACAAAGTACAGACATCGAGAAGCTCTTCTTTGCTAGAGATATTAGGGAGGAATACTTCAGCAAGGCAGCACGTCTCACCGTCAGCAAGAGACTGTTCAGCGCAAGGATTATAACCCTGCACTTTGGGATCTGGATACTGAGTTTCACCCAATCGTCCGATCTTTCGTGAGAGCTTGAGGTTGATGAGGCCGTAAGGTTCGCCTTTGCCTTCATAACCATCCCAGAAGAAGTCGTGCAGATCTCCAA